TAAAAGAGCAACTAAAACCAAAAATTGAGATTAAAGAAGAACCCATGTTATATCCATCAAAAGAGAACAATCCCTATGTGGGTGAATTGGCGGGAAAACCAACGGGAAAAATAAATTATCACATTATTGTAGACGGTAAAGAAAAGGGGAATATTTTCGCTGATCCTAAAAATAAATACTTTTCTGTATCATCAAAGTCAATTTTGGGAGAATTAAAGACAAAAAAGTTCAAAACATTAAATGGGGCAAAAAACTTTATTATTAAAAATAAAGAAAGATTTTTACCACTAGAAAGTATTAATTTAATGACGGGAGAAAGAATTGTTCCTAAAGAAAAAAATCCTGAATTTTTACGAAATCTCTACAACCAAGAAGTAAAACAACCCAAGCTAAAGGTTAAGCCAGATGAGTTCTCGCCGAAGAAGAAGATAAAACCTAAAAACCTAGAACAAAAAAGGGGCAAACCACGAATAAAAACAGCCAGGGATGCGGCTAAAGATTTAATAAGAGCATATGTGGAGCGTGGAGATTCTATCGAGAGCTTGCGAAAGGGACAAATGGGGTCTTATGGAGGAGAATATGATGCTAGTATCGGTGGCTACCTAGACGGCAAACATTATCCTGGGAAAATACAAGTTACTAAGTTAGCTGGTAAAAAAATAAAAGAGGTGTTTAGTTTAAATGAACTGTATAAAGAAATTCAATCAGAAACTAAAAATCGTGGTAAAATAAAGCATGGACAAGAAACCAATAATGTTTCTGGGCGAAAGGCTAGACCCAAGGTATTATCCAATACTATACGAGCGGGCAAAAAAACATCCAGAGGCATTAAAAAGGGATCTACAAAGTCTGGCAAATCAATCGGGGGGAAGCATAGCAAACGCAATGCAAAGCCTAGAGAGCGACCTCCAGCACGGTTAAGTAAATCTCAACAAGTAGAGATAAACAAAGAGATTGAAAGACTTGTTGAAGAAAAAGGTAGAGAATCCTCAAAATATAGCCCCAAAGAAAAGCAGATGTTGAGGCAATATACTGGTGCCGGGGGATTAGAAAAAGGCGGTGCGGAAGGAAGAGGACTTCTTGATGAATATTACACGCCCCCAAAGGTAATAAATTTTATTTGGAGTGAATTAAAAAAATATCTATCGGGCGATAAAATCGGTGATGTACTAGAACCATCGGCAGGGATAGGTAATTTTTTTGAACCAGTCGCCAATACAGGCGTAAAGATGGCATATGAAATAAACAAAACAAGTGCCGATATTCTAAAAGTTTTACATCCAGACGCTTTTGTAAATAATGCTCCATTTGAGCAACGTTTTATATCTGATCGGGGAACACTCGCAGACAAAATAACATGGGAAAATACCGCAGATATTGTTGTTGGTAACCCTCCTTATGGTGAACATCGTGGCAAATACTTAGGATTAGGAGAAGAACCAAAGATAAAGAAGTATGAAGAATACTTTTTAAAAAGAGGCTTAGATGTGTTGGGCAAAAACGGGCTGTTGGCATATGTAATGCCCTCTAGCTTTTTAAGAAGCAACACAGACTATGCAAAACTTAAAATAGGGAAAATGGCAAGATTAGAGGTGGCATACAGGCTCCCCAATGGTATTTTTGGCACGACTGATATTGGCACTGATATTGTTATTTTTAGAAAAGGAGGCAAGACAGATCCTCTTTTTATATCAAATGATAAATATTTTGACCAATATCCCAAAAACATATTAGGTGAAGTTTTGAAGGGTAAAGGGAATTATGGTTCCGACCTTGTATCTGGAACCCTTGATAATGCCCTAAGAATGGTCGGATTTCAGGAAACTGGCAAGATTGAGAAAGCCCCTAAACCATTGGCTAAAAGCGAACTTCCTCCAGAACAAAAACTTGATGTCGGCAGGGTTAAGGCTCCTAAGGTAGTTGCTAATGCAGCAAACAAAAAAGCTATTATCGTTTCTACAAAGAAAGATAAGACTATAAGGTTGAGTCGTTTACCTAGGGTTGATAAAAAACTATGGGAGAACATAGGAGCAACCGGAGAATTTAACAAAAGCTATTTACAAAAGAAGTTCCCAAACTTTACTCTAAAAGAGTTTAATGACAGCAATATGGCGGTCAGCGTGGGCGTACCAACCAATAATGGTATCGCCAATAAAATTTATCCCAATATCCTCTATTACCAAGGAGATATATACGAAAAACTAGACAATCTGGAAAAACACAAAAACGATCTTAACCCAGAACAATACTCAAGACAAAAGGTGGGATTGAAAAAAATATTGCCTACTCCTAAAAAGATTTCCGAAATCACCATAAAGCCAAATTCGGATTTTGTTAAAGATCTAAATATAATAGGGAAAGATGGCGAGGAATTTAACGTTATAAAAGAATTTAAGGTATTTTTAACCAAGCTACCACGGGAGGCTTTTAGTGGTGTATCTTCCTGGGAAATAAACAGATATATAGATGGCAGAATAGTTAATACCGGGGACAAAGTAAGAAACATAAAAGTAAGAAGAGAAAGAAGAAGAATAGGAGATAAATTATTCAAGAAGTTTTTGAACGAAGAAGTGCCGGCAAGCAACATTAGGCAAATAGAGGACAAATATAACCGTAGTTTTAACGCTTATTATAGACCCGACTATAGGGAAGTGCCTTTACTGGGGAAGATAAATAAAACGTTTAATAATAAAACGCTAAAAATGACAGATCTGCAGAGAGAGGGAGCGTCTTTTTTATCTCTCAAGGGATCGGGATTGTTGGGATACGAAGTGGGACTAGGGAAAACCCTAACCTCTATAGTAGCTATAAACGAATCATTACAAAAAGGATGGACAAGGAAGCCACTTATAGTTGTGCCAAATTCCGTTTATCTACAATGGATAAACGAATTACAGGAAATAATCCCGAATGTAAAAATAAATTCCTTAACTAATCTTGGGGGAAAGTTTAAAGGGGACTTGAAAACTCTGGAAATTGAGGACGGAACTATTTCTATAATAGCCTACAGCGGTTTGACTAAGTTGGGATTTAGGATGGAAACATATAACGACTTGACTAAAGATCTTAAGGACGTAATGGCTGGGGCTACCGGGACCAAACGATCTAGGGCTAAAGAAGAGGAGAGGGTTGGTGAGGTGGTCGGAAAGGCGATAAAAGGGACAACTGGGGAAAGATTTTTTGAAGACCTAGGCTTTGACCATATCACGATTGATGAGGTTCATAACTTTAAGAACATCTTTTCTAACGCAAAAGTTGCCAAGGGCACCGGCAATGAATATAGAAATGTGCGTGGATCTACTTCTGCCAGGGGGATAAAAGCCTATCTAATGACTCAATACATACTAAAAAATAATAACGAGAGAAATGTATTTTTGTTATCTGCAACCCCCTTTACCAATAGTCCGCTTGAGATTTATTCTATTCTTTCTCTAATGGGAAAGAAAAGACTTGAAGAAATAGGGCTAAAGAATGTTAATGATTTTATGTCTATGTTTGTAGATGTAAAATCTAAGTTTGTAGTAAAGGCAGATCAGTCAATTAGACAAGAAGATGTAGTTGAAAAATTTGTTAACTTGCAACAGCTACAAAAGCTAGTAACAGAATTTATTGATTTTAAAACTGGGGATGAGTCTGGGGTAGCAAGGCCTAGCCGTAGAAAGAAAACTATTAATCTTCACCCTACCAAAGACCAAGTTAAATATGTGGACAAAGCCCAACCCATGTTTAATGATAAAGAGTCTGGTGGGGCGATTGTTGCTATCACTGAACTACAGAATATAACATTAAGCCCATATCTATCTAAGAATAATATACATTCTCCTACTTCTAAAGAATTTGTAGAGAATAGCCCAAAGATTAAATTTGCCGTTGAATCTATCATCCAAAATAAAAAAGATAAAAGCGAGGCGGGACAAGTTATCTATATGCCCAGAGGAGTACAGTTTTTTCCGTTGTTAAAGCAGTATCTAGTCAATGAGGGAAAATTTAAGGACTCAGAAATAGGCATAATCAAGGGGGGGATGAGTATTGACGCAAAATATAGCGTACAGAATAAATTTAATAAAGGGAAAATTAAAGTTTTAATTGGGACAGAGGCTATTAAAGAAGGGGTTAATCTTCAGGAAAATGCGACTGATCTATATCATTTACATTTACCATGGAATCCTACTGATATGTTACAAATTGAGGGTAGAATTTGGAGGCAAGGCAATAAATGGAAAAATATTCGGGTTCATTATCCCTTGATTGAGAATTCCGTAGATAGTTTTATCTTCCAAAAGCTAGAAACAAAAGAAAAAAGAATTAAGAACCTTTGGAATTATAAAACAAATGATATTAATATTGGCGATTTAGACTTTGAAACTATGAAATTAGATTTAATTACCGATCCGGTAATTAAGGTTAAAGCAGAAAAAAACTTTGTAACCGAAAGAGAGAAAGCAAAACTAATGGAGATAAAATCTGAAAGAGCTTTTTCTTATAGAAAGATAAGTGCAGTTGAAAAACTAAGGGAAGACTTGAAAAATGTAAAAGAATGGTTAGAAAGTGCCAGGAAAAATAATAATGATAGGGATGTTAATTATTACAGTAAAAGACTCAAGGATTTATCGCGAGAATTAAAAACTGAAAAGAACAATTTGACTAAACAGGGACTAGACCTAGTTAGTCTAAAAAAAGATATAAAGAAATTTGACAATGACATAGCTATCCAAGAAAAAGTAATAAATGAATTGGATAATAAGTTCAAAGAAAAAAATGCTACCGCGGCAAAGAAAAGAGTATCAGCCCTTATTAAAAATAATGATTTTAGCAAGTTAATGGGGAAAATGGCAGAGGAAAACAAAACATTTTTTGTCAAAAATAAGAGACTAAGTACTAGATATAAAAAACCGCCAAAGACAAATTCAAGTGCATACTTTTTAAGAAAGAAATCACGTCCTGGAGTGGCCAAAACTCCTGAAGAACTCAAGGAAAGGATAAACCAATTAAATAAATTCGCTCAATCTAATGCTATTTTACGAAGAACTGGCAAGATTTCAAAACAAAAAGCGTCCGGAAAGTTCGTTAAGCCAGGAAGATTTAAACATACAAAGGGGGTAGCTAAGGAAGGCGAGGTAAGGTTGAGGGCTAGGGATATTGCCAGCGATGCCGACTATATTGAGGTACTATCCCACGAATTGGGACACGCGCTTGAATATCATGTTACCGGTGATCTTGGCAGAGATACATACGAAGTTTTTGGAGACAATCTAGATAAAAAAACTGCCGATACAATTACAAAAGAATTAAAGGCGATAACCCACGAATTGGCGGGGAATGCAATTAATGCTAAAAACAAACGCTATTATTATAAGCCTAGTGAACTGTTGGCTAGATTTATCGAAAAGAAGTTTGTCAGTCCAGGGAATATAGATGAGATAGCCCCAACGGTTAATAAACTATTTGAGCAGCAATCATTAAAACACCCAATAATAAGAGAGTTTTTGGAAGCGGCTAACAACGAGATAGACAAAAAATCAACTAAGTTTAAATTCTTACCCGATCTACGCCAAACATATCAAAAATACTTGGGGGAAAGAGTGGGAAATATAGCTTATGATGAAGAAATAGTCCACAGAGCCATGCAGGAAAGGGCTAAATATGTAATAGAAAAATTTGTTAAGAAAAAGTTTGAGGATGTTAAGGATGATCCGGCAACACTTTTTAGGGCCGCCGAGGGAATTAAAGTTACTAGAGGGGGACAACCGGAATTTGGCACAAGAGATTTTGTTACTGCGAAAAATAAAATAGAAGAAGAGGGTTTGAAAGACGTTGGATGGGAAGTGGTAAAAACAGAAGAAGGAACTATTAGAACAGAAATAGGCAAAGACGGCAATGCTTATCCCATGTATGCTAGGGCTAGATATACCCCAGAGGAAGCTAAAGCCATATTCGAGTCTTTAAGTCCTGAGGGAAAAAGATTGATAAAAGNCTTTACTGCCCAGAGAGCGGAAGCGAAAGACTATTTTAATAGAGAGATTGTAAAAGATGTTAATGATGTTCACGGAAAGATTGAGGGTTGGGTACATCATTATTTTGAAGAACAACCTAAGACTGGTTTAAACAAAAGCCTGCGATTTAGAAAGAAAAAAGCAGGAACACGTATGAAAAGGGGCGGGAAAGAGGGATATGTTGAAGATTTCCAAAAAGCAATGACTAAGGCGTTGGTTGATTTGGAGGGAGAAAAGGCTTTTAATGATTTTATTACTAGACAGTTTGCCAGGGTAACCAAGCCTATTCCAGAAGGACAAAATCCAGATGCAGGCTGGGTTGAGGTTATGGGAGAGCTTAATAAGGGGGTTGGTCTAAGGCAAGAAAAGAAGGTTGTTATTATTAAGGGTGGCAAAAGATTTATTCCCAAGCAAGCCAGATACCAAATGCCGAAAGAAATTTATCAGAGATATAAACTTTGGAAAGGATTGGTAGATGAGGCTTCTGGGGCCGTAAAATTGGTTGGGGATATTAATAGATATTGGAGGATAAATGTTTTAACTCACCTAGGGACAGCCGGTACTAATTTTATAAGTGGTGGTCTTCAATACTCCGGTAAAGTGATCACGGAATTTTATATGGAAACTCTAACGGGAAACGTTAAATATGCAAAGACAAGAAAAAATGTAGCCGTTATGTTAAAGACACTTATGCCAAAGGGATGGCAAGACGCACCTGACTGGATTTATGGAGGAGATCTGTCTAATTGGTATGGACAGTTTACTAAACAACCCAGTCTTCTTAACAGGGGGATAAGGGGATATGCAGATAAATCCCTCAAGGTTTTTGGCACTTATGAAAGGTATTGGAAAAAGGTAATTTCTCTTACGGAAAATGTTGGTGATTTAAAAAACTTAGGGAAGATGACGAAAGAGGGGTTAAGATTGCCAACAACAGAAGAAAGAAAACTTATTGCCGATATAAACAGAGAGATCGATTTATATGCGTATGATTACGACAACGTTCCTGCTTGGCTTGAAGCACATCAAAGAAGTGTGCCGGGACAACTTATTAAACCATTTGCCAAATATCCATATAAATATGCCAAACAGATAACAGGGATGGTGGGTAAGGTATTTGATAGAAATCGTAGCTGGCAAGAAAGATTGGCTACTCTATTGGCACTAACTACAATGATGGGATTATATGCCGCTTATGCTGAAAGGCGAAAGAAAAAACAACAAACACCAGAACCAAGCCAGAATGTTCCCGAGAGAATGTCAACCAGAGGAAGGCTTTATGTTACCACTAAGGATGGAAAAGAGTTATTTGTTCGTGTATCAAAGTATCCATTTATTAATCTATCACAAATGGGGATGGAATTGGTCAATGGTCACTGGGAGTCTGCTAAAGACCTATTTTCTTCTATGATTGGTTCTATTGGAGTCGGGGGCAAATTGGCGGCCCTAGCTTTTGGGTATAGACACGATTATGATAAATACAAACCAGTGCCAGTTATATTAGGAGATAGTTTCAAAACATTTATTCCTTTCTTCAGAGTGTTGAATGACATCTCAAGAATGCTTGACCCTTTTAAACGAAAGCAACGAACCTTTTTGCAGTCGTTAACAAGCATTATCCCGGTTGCCGGGGACGATTTACAACGTAAACTACACGGAGAAAAAAGAACTTACAAAATACCGATAGAGGGGAATATTAAACGAAAACCGGGGGAAAAGAGGAGTAGAACCACAACCACTACTGTTTTAAGAAACTATTGGAAAGACATCTTGTTTAGTATGTTGACGGGTATTTATATAAATAGAATAGACCCAGATGAAGTCAAGGCTATTAAAATAAGAGAAATAAAGAATAGAGAAAAACAACAAAAAATTGATGAGAAAAAACGATCAAGTTTTCGGTTGCCAAGTCTTGTGAAGACTGCCTATGCGGCGGATAATGGTCAAATAATGACTACAAGTAAGGCTAATTTATCTGGCAAGATAAAGAAATTTATTACCGGTATGAACATCTTTAACCCTTCATCAATTTATGCACCAGAGATGGAGATGGGTATGGCGCCGACTATATCCATACCAAAGAGATTAACTAATCAAAGTAAGGATGCCTATTACCTAAAAAGCAGTAGCAAACAAATTACAGTTAAGGGAGGGAATAAAAACAATATAACCAGAACCAAAGTGCCTGAAAAAATATCTGAGACTATACATGATGTTTTTGGGGAAGAACTTGCCCTAGAAGCCGCCCAGGTTCTCCATCATACATTTGGAGAGCAGATAAGGGGGCAAGGCAATGGAGAAAATGTTGGGTTTGAAATAAAACTCGACACTTCTAATAAGGGATACGACACCCCATTGACAACAAAAAAATATGTTGGAGATATAAAGGAAAAAGACGGGATGTGGCATTCGATAGATAGGGGATTATTCAGAATTAACAGCCGACACTTTCAAGATATTATGTTTGGTAAAGGGGAGGGATATAGAAAGGCAATGTATAGAGCCGGCATACTAGATGATCCCATTGATAGTGGGGTTATTACAAAAGCAGATGTAAAGAAAGCCTGGGATAAAATGAATGATCTTGAATATAATATTAAGATGGCAAAGATAATGTATGATCTTACCGGTTGGAATGGCTGGTTTGCCGCTCCGATAAGATTTGCTAGTAAATGATATAATTACTACAAATGGTATTCAAAAAAGGCAATGTCCCCATGGCTCCCTTTAAAAAGGGGAATAAGCTTGCGGCCGGCAGGCCACTACACAAATACCAAAATCACAAAGAGCATTATAAAGGAAAGAGGTGGTTTAATAGTAAACTAAAAAAATACCTAAAGGAGAGAAAGGATGAGGAGTACGAATTTCACAAGACAAGGGGCAATACGTCGGACTCCTATGAGGAAAAGGTAAAAGTAAAGCTTCCCACTGTTGAGGGGTTTGCTAGTTATATCGGGTTTACAAAAAGTACTGTTTATAATTGGGCAAAGAAGAAGAAGAAAGTAAAGGGATATAAAAACCCCGTGTTTATTCACCCAGAAGTACAAAAGGGAATCGAAAAGATTATGAATGAACAACTGACTAGGCTTATTGATCGTGGATTAGAGGGGACATATAGCTCTACAATCGCCAAACTTATGCTTTCTAGCAATCATGGGATGAGAGAAAAATCAGACGTTACTACAGACGATAATCCTATTCCGCTTTTAGACTATACTGTAAAGAAAGAATGAGCCAACCAGGTATAACAACTGGTTTAAAAAAGATCAGGGCCATTAAAGAAAGACTTCGTATTATTCAGGGGGGAAGTTCGGCATCTAAAACTTATAGCATTCTAATCGTTTTAATTGATCTAGCCCAAAGAGATAAAAAGCCAACTTTAACTTCTATTGTTTCAGAAACATTTCCCCACCTTAAAAGAGGGGCAATAAAAGACTTTCTTGGTATATTGGGTGAATTGCGGATGTTTAATGCCAAAAATTGGAATAAGACTGATTATACATATACGTTTAAGAGTGGCAGTAAAATTGAATTTTTCTCGGCTGACCAACCGGGCAAGGTTAGGGGGCCACGAAGAGATAGGCTATTTATTAATGAGGCAAATAATGTTCCCTTTGAAACGTTCGAACAGTTAGAAATTAGAACTAATGAGTTTGTTTTCATAGATTATAATCCTGTTACCGATTTTTGGGTGAGCGATGAAATCTTTGATAAAAGAGGTGACTATAAACATATCGTTTTAACATACAAAGACAATGAGGCTCTTGATGATAATATCGTCAAATCGCTTGAAATGAGAAAGGATAGACCTAACTTTTGGAAAGTATATGGATTGGGTCAGTTTGGAGAACTTGAGGGAAAGATTTATAATGGCTGGAATATTATAGATCAAATACCCCATGAGGCACGACTGGAGCGTAGGGGTTTAGATTTTGGATACACAATAGATCCTAGTGCCTTAGTAGATGTTTATTATCTAAATGGAGGCTATATTTTAGATGAACAGTTTTACAGTTCTGGCATGAGCAATAAACAAATTGCCGATTTTATCATCGACATGACCGATCATCCGGAGATACTGGTAATAGCAGACTCCGCAGAACCCAAAAGCATAGATGAGATTTATTCGTATGGGGTGAACATAAAGGGAGCGGAAAAGGGCAAAGACTCGGTTAGGCAAGGAATCCAATTTATTCAAGACTTGCCTATTTCCGTAACAAAGAGAAGCACCAACCTTATCAAGGAATACCGTAATTATACTTGGGCGAAAGATAGGCTCGGTACCACTATCTCTCCCAATATCCCAGAGGACGCCTTTAATCATTTGATGGATGCCGTTAGATATGCCCTAAGTACGCTTAAAAGGCGTGACCCTGCCAAAGAGGAGGCGAAACTTAAAAACTATGTTTACCAACGTCAAAAACGTCAGAAAGCGACTAGACAGCAATATGGACTTTAGATAGATGTTATAATAATAATATGCTTTCAAACAATTTAATAAAACGACTTAAAAAAGACTCTGACTTTCAAGAGTTCTTAGATTATATTGTCGAAATTATTGATGACATAGACTCTATTGGTTCCTTTAATACTGGAGTTAATAATGAACTTCTAGGAGAACAATTGAGGGCAAAGATCGTGTCCAGAGAACAACTCCTTTTGATACTAAGGCCGTTTATAGATTTTAATGAAAGGAAGAAGCCCACTAAAGAACAAATTGCAAAAACAAAGTTAAAGTTTGGTCTTTAGAAGAAAGTGATAAATTATGCCAGTACACAGAACAAAAGGAGGGGGCTATCGATGGGGGAAGCACGGGAAAATTTACTATGGTAAAAATGCAAGAAAAAAGGCTACAAGACAGGGCAGGGCGGCTTACGCTAACGGATACAGGGGGAAAAAATGAAAGTAACAGTAAACGGAAATAGAATAGTTTTAACTCAACCTCCCGTGCATGACGTTGCCGGGGCATTCTTTCTTATATTCAATCGTCAAACCAAAGACAAAGAGGTGGCCGAAAGTATAGTTATTGATGCCCAAAAAGGTAGGGTAGAATATAAGTTACCCAAGGGGGTTAATAAAAAAGATGTAGAGGCATTATATTTGAGGGTTTTGTAACATGGGCAATGAAGCGACCAAAGCACAGATACGAAATTGGCTTGAAAATGCAATTAAAGAGGCTAAAAATCCAGATATGAGAAAAATTTTAAAGAGTAAGAGGGAATTAAGAAAAAAAGTAGTCGCCAAAAACTATGGATTATAAAAACTTGACATTTGTTTTAGGCGATTGATATAATCAGATATGAATTATAAAGAGCTTCAAGAAAGTGCCAAAAAACTGGGGCTAAAATATGTTGGAGTATCAGAAAAAGAATTGATAAAGTCTATCGAAAAAAAACTCAATGCTCCTAAAAAGGCTAAAAGAACTTCAAAAGATGCCGATGCTGTAGTTTATAATGGGAAAAATAGAGTCAGGGTTTATACACTAGAACAACATGGGAAGAATTATGCAAAATTGGCCCAGAAATTTATATCTCGCCCGGATAGGAAGGGATATAAGGTCGAAATGGAAACAGTGGGGACAAGAATTACTTGCCCATATTGCAAAAAGAAATTCAGAAATAGTTAACATTTGATATAAAAGCGTTGTGATAATCTGACATTTGATGTTGGGGAGAAGAGTTTGTCACAACGCTTTCTTTTTTCTCCAACCTTAACTGCCAAATTGGCAAATAGCCTAAAGGTAGTAAAAAACTAAAGTCCTATGGACAAAGAAAAAAAAGACCTCGATGGTGTTTCCGAGGAAGAGAAAAATCTCGAAGCAGAAGCACAAAAGGAAGTTAAAGACGATGAGTTGAGGGAAACTCTTGCAGAAGAGTTTGACCTTGATCCAGAAATGGATGAAGAGTTTATTGATAAACTTGTCGAAAGGGAAAAATCCCACCATGAAAGGTTGTCTGGAGCTATTAAGCAAAAGATAAACTGGAGGGAGAAGGCCCAAGATGCTTCCGGAAAACCCAAGGATATTCCTGGGAAGGACAAAGAGTCCGACAAGGGCGGTGAGTCTGATATTGACAAGTTAATTGACCAAAAACTTGCGGAGCGTCTTGATAGAAGAGAGCTAGAAACTCTTGATTTATCGGACGAACTAACAGAAGAGGTTAAAGAACTTGCTAAATTGAAAGGCATTTCCGTAGGGGAGGCAGCAAAACTTCCTTACATCCTTTCGAGGAAAGAGGAAGCAGAGCGGGAGAAGCGATTAGAAATGGCGACTCCTAAGAGATCTAAAAAGGGTTCTTTTGTGCCTAGTTATGATCCTGCTAAACCATTGCATCCAGAAGACTTTGACTTTGACAGTGAAGATGGAATAAAAGCCTGGCAGGAAGCAAGGAAAGCAAGAAATAAGTACCTAGAACAGAAAAAATAACTTCTTTAGAACTTCAAGCACCCCCTAAAAACTTAATTTAAATAATGAAAGGGGGTGAATAAAAAATATGAGTATGACAAGTGTGAAACAAGAGTTTTGGGGCGATTTGCAGGCTGATCTGTATGTGCAAAACACAGCAGTTTATCTAGCTAACCAATCGCTTTCCAGTCTTATTAGCACGACCGGATATAAGGCACACAAGCCGATTTTGTCACATCCTCAAGTCAATACATACACGCCTCATAGCGATATTAGCTTTGAGCAGAAAGGATCCACCAGCGAAACTTTGCAGGTTGATACTTTTCAGTATGCTGCCGAGGATATTGACATTACCGAGTCAAAACAATCTCCTTATGATCTGCTTGGTCAATCCTTAAAGTCAATCCGCAAAGGACTGATGAACGGGGTCGAACAAAAGTTTTTGAGTGAGATTACAAATGCTGAACACAGTATATCTGGTTCTCCCGTCGAAGTTACTACTACAAATATCCTTGATATTTTAGAAGAAGCTGAGGGAAAACTGGGTGCATTCGATGCTCCTTACGAAACTGCTATGAGAGCGGCTGTTTTAGGCCCTCGCACAGTGGCTAGGTTAAGAAGAGCAAAGTCTGACCGTGAAAGCAGACTTGGTGATTCGGTGTTAGCAAATGGCGTTGTTGGCCCTTGGCAGGGTTGGACTGTAGTACAGTCAAATAACTTGCCTTGGAGTGCAACGTTGGGATTGGCAACAAACCCGACCGCTGGAGACACTGTTACTATTGCTGGGGTAACGTTTGAGTGGCAATCCACTCTTGCCAACGTTACGGCAGGTAACGTAGCTGTCCTTTTGGATGGTTCTGATGTTGATGTTTCAAGAGCAAATTTAGTTGCTTGTATCAACGACTCTGGCACCGCCGGAACGACCTACACCCAAATGGGAGCAAAGGAAAACTTCATAATTCGCCGAAAGAGAAGAATTACCGCCACAAACGATAATTCGGATGATCAAATGACTTTGGCAGGATTTGGAGATATTGCCGTCTCAGATGGGTTAACAGATACGACTGATGCATGGGCTAGTCAACAGCAAGAATCTGTATTTATGATTCGTGGTTCTATTGACATGGTTCTGCAGTTTGTTGATCTGAAGGTTGCCGACAAAGAGGCAGGGTTCGCCGATTTACCGAAAGGAATAATCGGAGTTGGAACTAAGACCTTTTCTGATGGCGCTTTGCTAATGGTCAATCTGACCCAAGACGTAAGCTCGTTTTGATGGAAGTTATTAAGCACTTTCTTAATCAGCTTAATCGCTTTTGGGGGTGAGCGTTATCATCCCCACTATAAAGGCAAAAGAAAGGAGGTGACAATGGTGACCATTTTACATAAAGCCATGGTCATAAAAAAATATGTTAAAAAATCTAGAAGTAAAAAACTTTTTGAGCAGATTGATAGACGGAACATATGCGTTAGAGGCAAACGATGAGTTAATGCCTGCTTATCCGACTATTGATCCAAGAACTGCGACGGTTACGACTAAAACCGCTGACTATACGATTACGGTTAGCGACCTGGAATCGCCTACAATTTTTAATAATTCTGGTGATGCCGGTACTCAGGTATTAACATTACCTGCGGTTGCAGATGCAAAAGGGAAGGTTGTTAGGGCGCACGCTTTAGCGGCTCAGATAATTCGGCTTGATCCCCAAACGGGTGAAGCAGTGAATTATAACGGCAGTGCAACAGTTAGTAAGTATGTACAACTTGCGGGAACTATCGGAAATTACATTGAATTGTTCTGTGATGGAACACAATGGGTAGTAACTCAAGCGAACGGCGTAGTTACGAAAGAAGCCTAAGTAATCTAGGCAAAATAGTTTTAGCGGTTTCTATTCAAAAAACCGTTATGTTATAGTTATGATAGAATAAGAAAGGAGGTATTTATGCAGTTTAGAAAAAATTTGGACGGAGGGCTTAAATGGCCTAATCCGTTATCAGTAGTCAGCACTCCCGATGTGGTGGCCCTGGAGAGGACGGTTGATGCAACTCTTTCAGCATCATCCGAAATTACTCTTAACACGGCGACAACCTATATCCGTGTTTATGCCATCACTAAAGATGTTTATTTAAAATGGGGAACTGCCGATTGTACGGCCGCAAACTTTGATGAAGTTATTCCGGCTGGTCAAGTCTTTGACTTTTTAGTTCCGAATGGACAAACAGCAATCAATCTGATAGAAAGAGAGGCATCTGCTACAGTTATAGTAATAGAGAAGTAAGATGACCTGGACTAATAAAAGTAAAACCTCTTCCTCTACGCCCAGGGGAAGGCTTTTAACTCCCGATAGTAATCAAATTCTAGTGGGATCAAGCGAAAGTGAAATTATGATCTGGCAAGCCTATGCAGAAAATTGGACTAATAGAAGCAAGACCGATGAGTCGGGTTCTTGGACTAACAAAACTAAAATAAGCGCCTAGTGATATAATAAAAAAACAACAATGGCTGATAAATTATGGTCAGATCTACAAAAGGGAACATACAGCGCGGCAACCACTTATAGTCCTGGGGATTTTGTTGACTACTCGGGTAGTTCATATACTTGTATAGCCACCACAACGGGCAATCTCCCCACCGACACTAATTATTGGGCGTTAGTCGCTTCAAAGGGAGATACAGGAGCAACTGGGGCAACAGGAGCAACAGGGGCAACTGGAGCAACAGGGGCAACAGGAGCGACCGGTGTTTCCGCCGGATTAAAATAT